CTGACTAAATTCTTCACTATCAACTAGTGGTTCGCATTTGATACGCCACAAGTGCGGGAACCACGTTGGACTAAAACCTTCGCTAGCATAGTTAGCATCAGTAACCTGCATGAATCGTTTTAGTGCGGTAGGAATTGTTTCTTTTAATGGATTGTAATCAAGCAAATGTGGCAACTCAATTACGTCACCTACCATTAATTTCCTACCAACCAATTGAATCATATCATTATAATGCACCGTGATGAATATAATATCATTGTTTAAAAATAATCCAAACTGACTTAAATCAAAGTCTAAATTCTGCACATTGTAATGTCCACGCAAGCGATAGACGTTTGGATCATATGTTCTATCACGGTTTTCCAAAAACAACAGGTCTTGTATATTGGTTGGAGCCAACACATCGTATTCAGGTTGTGTATAATCAATAGATGGTCCTTGATTTGTAGGACCCATATACTTGTGGACATATAGATCCGTTGAACCTGCAGTAAACTGTTCTGATATGGTTCTATCAAAAAAGTTATAATCGTTCGTTTTATTTGGGCGCCAAAGGCTTAATTTAGGCATAGTTAATTCACTTTATTACTTATTTATCGTAAATAGAGTTGACAGCGTATTACCAAACACTTGACATTAAATGGTTCCTGTGTTATACTACGTATTCAATTGACAATCTGGAGTAATCAATGGCTACACGCAAGCATACTGACGATCATTTTGTAAAAGCACTAAATCCCCGGGACGCTGATACAAAATACATGGGTGAAGAACCCTTTTTCCCAATTCAACCCGATACCGAAGCACGATTTTCGGCCCTTGCTCGTGGCTTTACTTGGTACACTAGATTCTATAGCAAAAAAGATGCTAGGGAATTAATGGCACAGTATTTGGATTACAATAAACGTACTGACGAAGCCAAACAGATTCGTAAGGTCCATGAAAGCGAATTCATTCTTACCTTGTGCTGGGTAGCACGTATGACAATGCGTGGTCTTGAATTGACCGAGCATGAAGAATTAGCATTGCAAAATGAAGTCAGCCGATTGGTTAAGTCTCTATCAGAGACCGAAGTAAAAACTAGTCAGACTAGTATTCTTAAGGAAGAAGTAGCACGTCCTAACATTCAGGACATTCTGAAAGAGAAAGCCCGTGATGCAGCTGGTGAAATGGAAGGAATGATTGACGATTTTGTAACTACTGGTAAAGCATCAGACAAGACAGTTGACATTGTAGCAAAATATAACGTCATGCCACAACATATCCATATCATTGTTGATATCTGGAAACGCAAGCAAGAAGAATTTCAACAATTGTCAGATGGTGACGAGTCTCTGAAAGAGGGATATGCGTTCCTAGGTAAGATTCAGATTCGTAACATTTTGAAATTCATCGATGGTGTATTGGGTGATCTGAACAGTTACATTAGTATTAAGAAAGCAAGCAAGGCTCCACGTAAGCGCAAAGCAGTACCTGTTGAGAAAATTGTTGCTAAATTGAAATACTTGAAGTTGTTCAAGGATGTTGCTAGCAAACTTGATTTAATAAGTGTGCATCCTACAAAACTGCATGGAGCAAGCGAGGCTTGGGTTTACGATACAGGCAAGCGTAAATTGCATCACTATATTGCCGACGATTACAGTAAAGTGTTTAGTGTTAAAGGTAACACACTACTAGGGTTTGATGCGAATACTAGTGAGATGAAAACACTACGCAAGCCCGGTGAGCAAATTAAAGAAGTTATGGGAAGCAAACCTGCAGCACGTAAATATTTTAAAGATATTAAAGCAGTGGGAGCAGTACCCAATGGAAGGTTCAATGAATCAATGATTATTTTGAAAGCATTTTAAGGAGCTAATATGATAGATAAATTTTTTATATGGGTTGGTCGTAACCGCAAAGAGATTGGGTATACAATTGCTGCTGGTAATATTTTGAGTGGACTAAGTTTGCTAGCTAGTGGACCAAACACAAATGGTTGGGTGTTTATTTTTCTAGGAACACTAATTGCTTTTGATACTGCAACCACACCATGAATATTGATCTAAACAAATACAAAGATTTTGTAGAGGCTGTGACTAGTCAAGCTAGTAACGACTTGACTACGTTCATGGATACAGTAGACCGACTAGATGCTAATTATGAGTTGAACACTGATACCGGACAAATGGAACAGGGACCGGATGTAAATATCCCGTTACTTATCACTGCATGTTTTGGCTTAGCGGCTGAAGGTGGCGAATTTATTGAAGTGCCCAAAAAGATTATTTTTCAAGGAAAAGCATTATCACACGATAATGTATTTCATATGAAACGTGAACTGGGTGATGTAATGTGGTACTGGATTAATGCGTGTCGTGCATTGAATCTAGACCCCAATGAAGTAATTGCTGAGAATGTACGCAAGTTAGAATCACGCTATCCCGGTGGAAAGTTTGACGTATTTAACAGCGAGAATCGCAAAGACGGCGACTTGTAATACTTGGACTAACGTGTTACCTGATAAATAGTATTATTAGGTAACACTTATGTCAACATATCCAACTGCCAGTCCACTTTCTACCCCTGCAGGTCTAACACTAGATCAGTTGAAAGACGGGTTATTTCAAAATCTTAGATATCGTCTTGGTGACGGGATGATTGATATTGAATTGGATCCTCAACATTATGAGGCAGCGTATAACTACGCTATTAAAGTCTATCGTCAACGGGCACAAGCTGCTACCGAAGAATCTTACATTCTAATGACCATTGAGAAGAATGTAGATACATATACTCTTCCCGCTGAGTTTATTAATGTGCGTAGTATTTTCCGTAGAACAATTGGATTAGAAACAGGGCCATCAAGTAGCAGCTTTGACCCTTTCAGTAGTGCTATTCTAAACACATATTTGCTTAACTATAACTATGCCGGGGGTATGGCAACATATGACTTCTATGCAGGGTATGTTGAGTTAGCAGCAAGAATGTTTGGTGGTTATGTAACTTACACATTCAATCCAGTGTCCAAAGTATTGCGTATTGTTCGTGATCCAAAAGGATCCGGTGAGCGTGTATTGATATGGGCCGATGTACAAAAGACAGAAGAAATATTACTACAGGATCCTGGTGCTGGTGTTTGGATTGGTGACTTTATACTAGCCAATCTTAAACTTATGATTGGTGAGGCCCGTGAGAAATTTGGAACCATTGCAGGTCCCGGTGGTGGCACGACATTGAACGGTACTGCTATGAAAGCAGAAGGTAAGGCTGCAATGGAATTGCTCATTGAAGAATTGAAGAAATATGTTGACTATTCGCAACCATTAACATGGATACAAGGATAACCTAAATGCTTTATATTGTCATGCGCTTGTAATATAATAAGTACTTATAGGAGCATTTCACATATGATTATCGGCATCACTGGTTTAATTGGTTCAGGCAAAGACACTATTGCCGATTATTTAACAACTTACCAGGGATTCAAACGAGTTAGTTTTGCTGCTAGTCTTAAAGATGCAGTAGCATGTGTCTTTGGTTGGGACCGAGAATCACTAGAAGGTACAACAAAAGCCAGTAGAGCATGGCGTGAAAAGCGTGATGAGTGGTGGAGTAGTCGTTTAGGTATGAACATTACCCCAAGATGGGTGCTACAATATTGGGGCACGGATGTATGTCGCAATCACTTTCACAATGATATCTGGGTTGCTAGTGTAGAACATAAACTAATTAATTCTAGTGAAGATATTGTAATCACAGACTGTAGGTTTGACAATGAAGTTGCTGCTATTAAAAATGCAGGTGGAATAGCTATCAGAGTTCAGCGTGGTCCAAATCCCGAATGGTATGATTCAGCAATAGCATACAATAGAGGACCAGATGGCAATGCCAGTTGGTCAGTTAGCAAAACTAAACTAGACAGACTAAAAATTCATGCTAGTGAGTACAGCAGCATAGGATTAAAATACGATTATATTGTAGAAAATAATAGCACAATTGACGAATTACATAACAAGATTTATGAGATTATTAATAGTCAATCTCAAGGTCTCCCCGTCTCCAAGTAACTTCTTTCTTTTTCACAACTTCCACACAGTTTAAACAAATGCTGCGTAGATTGGTTTGTTCATTGTGGTCTAAGTTCCCATCTATATGAAACACTGTTATTTGAGTAACAAATAAACTCTTAAAGCCACATAAATCGCATGCGGCTTTTTTCTTATAACCACTCTTAGTCCAATTGGCTTTGTGTGGTTTTTGCTTCTGCTCTTTCCTACCACATTCGTCACATATGCTTCTGTAATGTGTAACACCTTCACGCTTATAGTTTATAGCTGCGTGATTCTTGTTACATTTCTTACATATTGGTCGTTGATTTAACATATTATATTTAGTCTTTCTAACCTTTGAAGGTACGGTTATACCGACTTTTTTCATTTTATTCATAAATAATAGTATGCAATTAGGTTGTAAACCTCAAAATTTTACTAAAGGAAAAATAAAATGGCATTAACATCACCCGGCGTAGAAGTCACAGTCATTGACCAAAGTCAATATCTCCCTGCCCCAACAAATTCAGTACCACTTGTGGTTATTGCCACAGCGCAAAACAAAGCTAATCCTGCAGGTACAGGTGTCGCTTTAGGTACTACCGCAGCTAATGCAGGAAAATTATATCAAATGACAAGTCAAAAAGACTTGGCAGATTTTTATGGTATTCCTTTCTTCTATACTACTACAAACGGTACGCCAATTCAAGGTTATGAATTAAACGAATATGGTCTACTAGCAGCTTATTCTTTGTTAGGTACTACTAATCGTTGCTATGTATTACGTGCAGACATAGATTTATCTAGTCTAGTAGGACAAACAGGTCGTCCAACCGGAGCTCCGGCTGATGGTACATATTGGTTAGATACTACCAATACTGATTGGGGTATCTTTGAATTCAATGCTACTACTGGTAGATTCACCAAACAAATTCCTATTGTTATCAGTGATACTGCTTATATCAGTGGCGGTTACCCATTAAACAGTATAGGAAATACAGGTGATTACGCTATTAATGCAACTGTAACAGGTAACCCCGGAAATCCAATATCACCTACTCAATATTTTTATAAAAATTATCAAAATACTTGGGTAACAATAGGCACAAGGACATGGGCAGGTTCATGGCCTACAGTACAAGGTACTCAGTCTAACCCCACATTAACGGCCGGTAATACATTTACTATAAATTTAAATAATTTATTTTCCACTACTATCACTGTTCCAGCAAGTACAAATAATACTGTAACCGGTGTTGCATCCGCAATAAATTCTTTGGGATACAGATTTTTACGAGCAGAAGTGATATCTGGTAAATTGAACATTTATTCACAACAAAATCCCGGCAGCTCGGTTAATGCTCAAAATCAATCTCTTGTGATTGGTGCTGGATCTGGCACAGTGTTAGCTGATTTAGGAATAGATACCGGTACATATTATCAACCTGTAGCAGCGTGGGGTAGTTCTGCGGAAATGCCATTATGGACCGCTAGTCAGCAATATCCTCATCCTACAGGTTCTTTATGGATAAAAACAGACAGTGCTGGTTTAGGATTATCATTGTCGCTTTCTAGATACAATGCTATTACAGCCGCTTTTAGATCACTAAATGTTGGTCAGTCAACTGCTGATTGGGCCTATTCAGCAGCAAATGATGCTACCGGTGGGGCAGCTACTGCTGCAGGAACAGTATATGCTCAATACAATTATAATCAACAAATACCCGTAGCACCTGTTTATTTGTGGGAAAGGCTTGCAGTTGGACCAACTGTAGTTACTGCTTCAGAAACCAACGTACTAGCCTCTGCAACTGGTACTATATATGTACAAGTAAGCACACCAAATAGTTCAGTACTTAGTGGTAATTCTAATACAGCCTCAGGATATTATGAAGTATCAATAACTACTGGTATGACTGCTACTCAGTTTGTTACAGCATGGCAAACTGCTACAATTCCATATACTACAGCAAGCGTTACTACAGACGGGGCAATTCAACTGGTGCATACAGAAGGCGGCGAAATTGTAATGGATGACTATATTAGAACTGCAGGTGCTACTTACGGTACTAGTACTGATATAATTGCTACTGCGGGGTTTGTAGTAAACAGCACAACAAGCGTTAAATATGGTCCGCAAGTACCGCTTACATTCAATGTAGCTATTACTTCTACTAGCGGTAGTGGTATAAACGGAGTTATCAGTGTTTCACCTTTTTATACCTACTATAATATTAATGGTACTGGTGTTATCACAGCAGGTACCGGGTATGCAGTGGGTGATACTATTACTGTAACCGGGATTAACTTGGGCGGTGCTACTGGTGCTAACAATTTTAACGGTATCGTTACTGGAATTAATGGTTCAGGTGGTATTACTTCAATAACAACAAACAATACTGGTTCTTCTTTGGCTGTAGCTACATACGCAACTCAATTAAGTAATTGGGTATCACTAACATTTACCCCCAACGAAGGTGCCCCAACCCAAGTACCAGCTAACAACACAAATTGGTATTGGAGTGTGGTTGACCAAGTTGACATTATGGTTAATTATAATGGTCAATGGAATGGTTACAAAAATGTAAACTATGACAGTACTGGTTTCCCAACCAACATCGGTGCTAACGCAACTGATCCAAACGGTCCAATTATTAGTGCAAGTATGCCAACTACTCAAAGTGATGGTACTGCACTAGTGTATGGTGATTTGTGGATTGATACTGGCGATTTAGAAAATTATCCAATAATCAGTCGTTGGGAAATGATATCAGGAGTTGATACTTGGGTAGTCCTTGATAACGCTAATCAAACAAGTTCAACTGGTGTTGTATTTGCAGATGCACGTTGGTCAAGTGATCAAGACATGATTAATCCTGCAAATGATCCTATCCCAACAATTGCTAGTTTGTTAACTAGTGATTATCTAGATATTGATGCACCTTCATCATCACTGTATCCTTCAGGTATGTTATTGTTTAACACACGCCGTTCAGGTTACAATGTTAAAGAGTGGAAAGTAAACTATTTTAATAGTCTATCGTTCCCGGGTGCTACTATACCAACTATTCAAAGTACATGGGTTAGTGTAAGTGGATTGCAGTCAAACGGTAGTCCATATATGGGTCGTCAAGCACAACGTGCTATGGTTGTAAAATCATTGCGTTCAGTAATTGATACTAACACCGATATTCGTGATGAAGATAATTTCTTTAATTTGATGGCTACACCTTACTATCCAGAACTACAACCTAACATGGTTGTATTGAATGCAGACCGTGGTGAAACAGCATACATTATTGGTGATACTCCAATGAGATTACCAGACAATGCTACTGCAATTCAAGCATGGGCTACTAACGCAGCAGGTGCTACAAGTACAGGTGAGCAAGGTTGTGTTACACGTAATACTTACTTAGGTCTTTTCTATCCAAGCGGATTGACAAGTGACTTATCTGGTAATATTGTTGCAGTTCCCCCAAGTCACATGATGTTGCGTACTTTTTTACGCAACGACACAGTTAGCTATCCTTGGTTAGCAGCAGCGGGTACACGTAGAGGTAACATTGATAATGCTACTAATATTGGTTACTTAGATGCAGCAACAGGTGAGTTTATAACTATCAAGACAAGACTTGGTATTCGTGATGTATTGTATATCAACTTTATCAATCCATTAGTATTCTTTACTGGTGTTGGTTTATTGAATTATGGTAACAAAACAAGTTTTAACAGTGCTAGCGCATTAGATAGAACTAACGTTGCACGACTAATTGCTTACATACGTAGACAATTGACATTGGCAACTAGACCGTTTGTATTTGAACCTAACGATGCGTTAACACGTAATCAGGTTGCAGGTGTAGTACAAACATTGTTGGTAGACTTGGTTGCAAAACGAGGTTTATATGACTATCTTGTTATTTGTGATGAAAGCAATAACACACCAGCAAGAATTGACAGAAATGAGTTGTGGATAGACGTTGCAGTTGAGCCAGTAAAAGCTGCTGAATTTATTTACATCCCGGTTCGTGTACTCAACACCGGTGAGATAGCAGGATTACAATAAACTAGGATAACCCCGAAAGGGGTTATCTGTTTATTAAGATAAATAAGATTAATAGGAGATATATAAAATGGCAACAGCCTCACAATCATTGTTCAATATGACAGTAGCATCTGATAACGCCGGCGGCAATCAGGGCTTACTAATGCCAAAACTACAGTTTAGATTCAGAGTAAACTTTTTGAATTTTGGAACAAGCGCAAGTTCAATTGAATTAACTAAGCAAGTTATTGATTGCTCTAGACCACAAGTTCAATTTACTGAAATCACAATACCAATATATAACTCAACCATGTATTTGGCAGGCAAGCATTCATGGCAAACCCTACCAATTAATATACGTGATGATGCATCCGGGTCAGTTAGTAGATTAGTTGGTCAACAATTACAAAAGCAAATGGACTTTGTTGAACAAGCAAGTGCAGCTAGTGGTCAAGATTACAAGTTTCAAACAAACATTGAAATTCTAGACGGTGGTAACGGTATATCAACTCCTATCGTTTTAGAAACTTGGGAACTATATGGTTGTTTTGTTCAAACAGCAAACTACAACACACTAAACTATGGTACTAACGAAGCAGTAACTATTGCATTGACATTACGTTATGATAACGCAATTCAATCACCAATTGGTTCAGGCGTTGGAGCCGCTATCGGTAGAACAGTTGGTTCAATTGCTACTGGTATTGGTAGTTCTTTATAATAAGAACTTTAACTAAATAAATCTAGCATGTCTGGATTTTTTCAAAACTTACTCAGGGACGCTGCCGGAACTTTTTTCGGTGGCGATTACCTTCGTGACTACACTCACGCAAGTAAGACATTTCGTCCTAATGCATATCAGAATGCACCAAAATTAAAATTTCTATTTCACGTTTATTTTGAAGTAAATCCAGAAGTATTTTCTCCGGCAAATTGGAATTATGGTTTACTAGTTAAGACAGTCAAACTTCCAAGTTTTACGTTTGATACTACTCAGATGAATCAATACAATCGCAAAAGAATTATACAAACAAAAATAAAATACGATGCAATTGATATTACATTTCACGATGATAACGGTAATTCTATCAGAAGTTTATGGAAATCATATTATAACTATTACTACAATGATGGTAGAAATCCTCAAGTTATATTTGCAGGTGCTAGGGGAGCCAATCCGCAAGCACAATTAAATGGTGGCGGTGTAATATCTGGAACTAATGATGCAACTTATAATACACGTACACAATATCAACCATCTATAACAGGTAATGATAATTGGGGCTACACGGGAGAAACAAGTAATCCAACTGGAGCAAAAACACCTTTCTTTAAGAACATCACTGTGTTTGGTTTTAATCAACATAATTTTGTAGCATATACTCTTATTAATCCTATTATAACAAGATTCAGTCACGACACATATGATTATGCTCAGGGAAATGGTACCATGGAACATCAAATGGGTGTTGACTACGAAACAGTAGTTTATAATGAGGGTGCTATGTCAGGTAAATCACCTAGTAGTATTGTCACTGGATTTGGTTTAAATCAAAATTATGATAGAACATTAAGTCCTATTGCAAGACCAGGTTCAAATCAAAGTATCCTGGGTCAAGGTGGATTAGTAGACGGTGTTAATGGTACATTAAATGCACTGGCTAATGGTAATATTTTAGGAGCAGTTCAAGCAGCCGGTACTTCATACAATACTTTTAAGAATGCTAATATTAAAAGTATTGCTAAAGCAGAACTTCTTGCGGGTATAACAAACTCAGTACAACAAACACCAAATAGAAATACAAATGTAGTTACACCTATCTTTGGGGCAAGTCCTACACTATTAGGTACAGCAGGAACTCCAAATAGTTCACAACCTAGTCCTCAACAGATAGGAGCAAATCCTTATGCTGGTCAACAATTACCTAATGGTCCTCGCTAATAACTAAATATATTAATCATGCCACAAATTTTAGACACCAGAACACAACTAGATCAAACTGTTAAAATATTTGATTCTTTTTATGCATTTAATCTAGTAGTTGGAGCAGACCAATACGATATCGTTCACGGATATTTCGTAAGCGTATGCACAACAAAAAACATAGCAGATAATTTTACAGCAGTTCTATTTAGAATAGCACAAGAAACAGGAACTAATGTGCTTGATTTGTTAGATTTAATCAAGGGCGTTAAAAAATTAGAAATGAATCAAATCATTAACTATTATCTTAACAGTTTTAAAAGTAAAACTTCATTGTACGGCATCAGTATTGTGCCAAAACCCAATCAATCTGTAGCACGTAATATTGTGCAGTAATTATGGCTAATTATGCCCAAGGTATATTCACTCCCAAAAATCCTGAAAAGTATGTAGGGAAGCACAAGCCAAAATACAGATCGGGTTGGGAAATGCGGGTTATGATGTTTTTAGATGAAAATAAACATATTACACATTGGGCAAGTGAATCAATTTCAATCCCGTATCGTAGTCCATTAGATGGAAAAATTCATAAATATATACCCGACTTCTTTGTAGTTTATGAAAATAAATCACATCAAATTAAGGCAGAAATAGTTGAAGTAAAACCAAAAAGTCAAACATCATTGACTGAAGCAAAAACCAGACATGATAAATTACATGCAATAGTTAACCAAGCTAAATTCCTATCCGCTACTGCATATTGCAAACAACACGGTTATGTTTTTAGGGTCATTAGTGAAGATTCAATTTTTGCAAATACTACTAGTAGTGTAAAAAAAAGAAGATAAATAAGAGTGAGGATCGCGGTATTGATCGTACCCACCCCCTCTATGATTGAAAAGGAATCACAGCAATGATATTTATTAAAAATAAGTATTCTACTATCTATTACAATATAGTAAAAATAGCAAAACAACGAAGTACGCCGATTTACCCGTCGGCAAGGCACCACATAATACCTGAGTCATTCTTTATAAAAAGAGTTAGATCCGGTCCATCGGGCTGGCTTGCCGGGGACTCAGAAGATCCTGAAAATATTGTTTTATTAACACTTAGAGAACATGCGGTTTGCCATAAACTATTAGTGAGAATGACTGAAGGGAAAATGAAGTCAAAAATGGTATTAGCTATATGGAGAATGTTAAATGGCAAAGACAAAAAATTATTCTCCTCAAGAGAATATGAAAAATATAGAACTATTTTTACTGAACATATAAAAATTACCAATAGTAAAAAGCGAAAACCCCTAAGCAAATCACATAAACAAAATATATCTTTAGCAACTAAAGGAACAACAAAGTCAATTGAAGCACGGCAAAATATGAAAAATGCTTGGATTGACAGAGATAGAACAGTTAAAGATTCTACTAAAAAATTAAACAAAATTGCTAGTTTAAAGTTTTGGTCCTCAGAAGAAGTTAGGGTTGAACAATCTAAAAAGAAAAAAGAATTTTTAGAAAAAAATCCTAAAATATTGGCAAATCAAATAGCATCTATTAATAAAAAAACTGAATGTGAATTTTGTAGTATTGTTACTAATTTAGGCAATTATAAAAGATGGCACGGGGATAGATGTATGCTAAATAAAACATTATGACACGAAAATTAGAGGAATTATTTGAACTGGACCAAGATGAAATAGACGGCTTGGCAAAACCAACACCAGAAAATGCACAGTTAATCACTACTGAAGCATTAGACAGCTTATCAAAAATAGAACAAGCACTACCTCAAGTACGTGGATTAGAAGCCGCTGATGATGAGATGGATAGTCTTGCTACACTAGCACAAGATAGTTATAAAGATTTAATGGATCTTGGAATGCAAGTTGATAGCAGATATGCCAGTGAGATATTCAACGTTGCTGGAACTATGCTGGGCCATGCAATTACTGCAAAAACTGCCAAACTAAATAAAAAGCTAAAGATGATTGATTTACAATTGAAAAAAGCACAATTGGATCAAAAAGCCGCAAACAAGACTGAAGAAATTGAAGCTACCCCAATGGGAGAAGGTAAATCATTGGATAGAAACGAGTTGCTTAAGTTGTTGGCCGTAAAATCCAATGAAAATGATAAATAAGATATACAGGAATAAAAACATGCGAAGCCTCAAACATTTCATTGTTGAAAGTATACATACTTACAAGTATACTATCAAAATTGCCGGCACCATTGACAAAGAATTTTTAGATATGTTTAAGTACAATCTAAACAAGTTTGACCCAGTGGAAATCAGTGAGCCAAAAAGTACACCGATACAAAAATCACCGTACGGATTTCCTAATTTAGAGAATGAAAGTGTTACATTGATTAAAGTTGAGTTTAGATACCCAGCTACAGAACCAATGGTACAACAACTTGCTCAACTATTAGGTTACAACGTTAACATGGTGCGTATGGTATCTACACATTATGATGATAGTGTTGATAGTGAAATGATGGGATATGAGAATGAGATGAAAGATAGCCCGTTGCTTGACAAAGAACAAATGGGTGAGCAGCCTGATGCTAAAGAAGCAAGCAAAGCATACGGTGATTCATACTTACAGTCAATCAAAGACCAAGCTAAGGATTCTAAAATTGATATACCTTATGCCGGTGCAAGAACAAAAGATGCGTTTGACCCGTTCAAGCCATACTTAGATGATAAGAAGTTGGGTGACAAGAGCCCAATGAGTACAATAAAAATGCCACCAAAGCCAAAGACTGGCGCAGCATACAATCGTTAAGGAAAACAAAATGGATATTAGAGACATATTAAAATCATTCGACCAATTAACTGAAGGCGATTCAACTGTGCATAAAGCAGGCCCAGGTGGATATGGTAATAAACACGGTTCGGAAGACGTTACAGATCAGTATGGTAAACCAATTGGTCGTATGAGTTTAGGAAAACTTGGTGCTCAAAATGAACCAAAGCGTGGCAAAGGTCGTCCAGTAAATCCTGACAAAGCAAAAGAATATGATAGCACAGCATTGAACAAAGCAATGGGTATTGGTAAAGCACCTAAACCAACAGGCAAGCCTAGTGTTAAGCACAGCTTAAAAGAATATTTTGACCAAATGGATCAATCACTAGTTGAAGCCGATGCATACACAACTGCACCCATGCCAGGTGCAGTTGCAGTTAAAGATGCTACTGGCAAAGTTGTAGCAACAGCAAAAAATCCACAAGCAGCAGCAGCCTTTGAAAAGGGTGACATTACTCTAGGCGGCGATGAACAAGGCATGGCAGAAGGTGATGTTGGCAAACACAATAACGCTACGACAGGCTTTGATGCATTAGTTCGTAAACTAACACCAAAGTATGGCAAAGAAGCTGCTACAAAAATTGCAGGCGCACAATTAAAGAAAATGAGTGAAGCCGAAGCACCACAAAACTATGCTCAATCAAGCCCAATTAGCAGCAACAACCGTAGTGATTTTGCACTAGAAGAAGGCAAGAAGGGTGTTAATCCTTTTGCTAAGAAAGATACAACTGACAAAAAGAAATGCCCACCAATGTCACATATCAAAAAAATGTGTCAAGATGGTAAATCAGTAGCAGAAATTTGCAAAATGCATCCTGATTGTGATCAGAAAGAACTAAAACAAATGGTAGCTGATTGCAAAAAGAAATTATCAGAAGGTGCAAAGCCAGACTTCTTAGACATGGACAAAGACGGCAACAAGAAAGAGCCAATGAAGAAGGCAGTTGCCGACAAGAAGAAAGGCGCAACACCTAAGAAAGGTGTAAATCCTTTTGCTAAAAAAGATGAAAAACAGAAAGTGAAAGAAGGTATGGATCATAAACTACAATCAGCAAGACTAAGAGGAAAATCCCATGCTCTTGCACAAGAAGCATATAATTGCCATTATGATGACATGGAAGAAGCACGTTGCTATCATGACGGTTTTAAAGAAGGCTTAGATGAGTGCTATGGTCAAATGCCAATACTAGGTCGCACAGCAGTTGGTGAAATGGGTCAGGGACCTGAAGTAGATACAATGGCTAGCTATGGTGCAGATGCACTAGGTGAAATGGATAAGACTGCTTATATGAAGCAACAAGCAATCAAAACACCGGGTGATACATTTAAGGCTTTTGGTCAGACAATGCATGATAAGGATGTGATAGACGAATTTGCTTTTGAAGCACTAGACAAACAATTAAATGCTATACTTGAAGGCAAAGAAGTATCAGAAGGCATGACCGTTTCAATCTCTAAAGGTCAACAAGGATCTCCTGATTCAGTAAGCGTATCGGCACAAGACGGTGAAGCAGATCAATTGTTATCGATCATTAAATCAGCAGGCATGGGCTTGTTCGGTGGTGATGAACAAAACGGTTATGGCGCACCACAAGGCTCAACACAAACACCAGGTGGAATTAGTGTAGTTGATGATCATGACGGTATGATGGCATTAATGAAGAAATTAAGTGGCAACAGTGGAGAAATGTCCAACGGTGACTACGAAAGCGAAGAAGGTCACGGTGATGAAGGTCATATGCATGGACATGAAGAAACATGTGATACATGTGGATCTAGCCCTTGCGATTGTGATTCTGAAGAAATGGTCGATGAAACTCAATCCGAAGATCAAATGGCTTATGAAGTTGCTGAAGCAAATGCACCAGACTCTGGCGCTGATAATACTGATGCTGATGTTGCAGGTAATGCAGCAACCAATAGTGCATTAGCAACAGCAGATGCAGGTGATGATGAAGAAGAAGGTCAAGTATATTCAAGCCCCTCAGAAGGTAAAGAAGATACTACTGGTGAAGAAGCAGGTAAAGAAGAATTAGATGAAGGCACTTGTACTAAATGTGATTCTAATCCTTGCAAATGTGAAACAATGTCAGAATCAAGTTTCGCTAATCTTTTCAGAAAAATAGCAATGCTTTCAGAAGAATCAACCAGCGAGAAAGATGCCAAAGCAGAAAAAGCAGGTAAAAAAGTTGCTAAAGATATTGAATATGATGAAGGTCATAAAGGCAAAGACGATGACAAAGCAGAGAAAGCAGGAAAGAAAGTTACTAAAGACATAGAGTATGATGACAAGAAAGACAAAGTAGATGAATCATACGCTAATAGCGCAGATGATACTTTTGAAGCTGACATTGAATTCATGACTAATGTTATCAGTGGTGGATTGAATAAACAAAAATCTACTGGTCAAACAACTATTCCAGTTATCTCAGGACAAAAGAATCGCATGGGCGCAGATGGTTTAGGCAATCCAATGAAAGAGTCAACTGATTTGTTAAGAGACTACATGAAATTAAGCGGTCTATAATAGAATCATAATACAAAATACCCGGCAATGGTCGGGTATTTTTTTGGGTTGTTGTTTCTTAAAAAACGATAAATACTTTATAAATAGGTAATACAAACATGAGCCAGCAAAATATAGACTTTGGAACATTCCCCGACGATCCGTCGGCTGATGCAATAAGAACAGCATTTACTAAAGTACAAAACAACTTTAATCAATTATTTGATGCTAATGCTAATTCAGCAGTGCTTTCAATTAACAGAACCCCAGGCGCAGGTATCACTGTTAATAACCCTACGGGTAACGTAGTAATTTCCGCTAATATTGCTTGTGTTCAAGTTTCTACAAGTTCTTTGAGTATTGGTAGAGGCAGTAACGGTGGTAGTAACACTACTATTACGAGTTCAGCACAAACATTAGTAATTGATATTAATCCAACTCAAGTACTTTCTAATTACTTTGCTGCTGTGGGTAATGGATTGGCATCTTTTAACGGTGTATTGACTACTACTGCAAATGCACAGCCCAATGTTACATCATTGGGTAACTTAACTGGATTAAATGTGAGTAATGCAGGTGGTACGGTCAATTTTGTAAACACAGCAAATGTGTCATTAGGTAGTGTTAGTAATGTAAAAATTACCGGTGGAACTAGTGGATATGCATTAGTTACTGATGGAACAGGCAATCTAAGTTGGGAAATAGCAGGTGTAGGATCAATTGGTGCAACAGGTGCAACAGGTGCTACTGGATATCGTGGAGCAACAGGTGCGACAGGCGCAACGGGAGCGACCGGTACAATTGGTAGTACTGGAGCAACAGGTGCAACTGGATACATAGGAACAACCGGAGCAACAGGTGCTACCGGAGCTACTGGTACAATAGGTTCAACAGGTGCTATCGGAGCTACTGGTACAATTGGATCAACCGGAGCAACAGGTGCTATCGGAGCTACTGGTACAATTGGATCAACCGGAGCTACTGGTACAATTGGATCAACCGGAGCGACAGGTATAGGTGCAACTGGTGCTACAGGAATTGGAGACAAATTTGCAACATCAAGCTCAACTTCATTAACTATCAGTGTAGCAAGCAAATCATTAACTATTGGATTAGGCTTATCATATACACCGGCACAGACTATTATTATATCATATGATGGTTCTAACTATATGACCGGGTCAGTAACTTCTTACAATCCAGCAACCGGTGCAATGGTTGCGGATATAACCTCTATAACTGGAAGCGGTACTTATAGCACATGGTATGTTAATTTATCAGGGACAGTTGGATTACCCGGCGCTACTGGATACATGGGAACAACAGGTGCCACTGGTGCTACTGGTACGATAGGTAGTACAGGTGCTACAGGTGCAACAGGGACGATTGGAAGTACCGGTGCTACGGGTGAAATTGGTAGTACTGGCGCTACTGGATACAATGGTGCGACTGGTGCGACCGGCGCAGGTGCTACTGGGGCTACTGGTGTAGTAGGATCAACAGGTGCTACTGGTGCAACTGGATATATCGGTACAACTGGCGCTACTGGAGCAACTGGTATACAGGGAACAACAGGTGCAACTGGTGCTACTGGTTATATAGGTACAACAGGTGCTACTGGTTATCAAGGTGCAACTGGTGCTACTGGTTATCAAGGAGCTACAGGAGCAACAGGTGCAGGTGCAACCGGAGCTAGTGGTGCAAGTGATAAGTTTTCAACAACAAGTGTGACTACACTCTCTATAACTGTAGCAAGCAAGTCATTAACAGTTGGTTTAGGTCTATCATATACACCTGCTCAGAGCATCATTATATCTTATGACGGTTCTAATTATATGTCAGGTACAGTAACTTCATATAATTCAAACACTGGAGCAATGATTGCTAATATCACTTCTATTACAGGTAGTGGAAGTTATAGTCCATGGTATGTTAATTTATCAGGATCAGTTGGTCAACAGGGCGCTACTGGTAATGATGGAGCAACCGGTGCTACTGGATTGGGTGCAACAGGTGCAACGGGTTATATAGGAACAACAGGTGCTACTGGTGCAACTGGATATATAGGATCAACCGGGGCTACTGGAGCAACCGGTTATCTTGGCAGCACCGGCGCTACAGGTGCAACGGGTTATATAGGATCAACCGGCGCTACAGGTGCAACCGGTGTAGTAGGTACAACCGGAGCTACTGGGGCAACGGGTTATATAGGTACAACTGGTGCTACAGGTGCTACTGGA